TTATCCGGGCGGGTCAACGAATACCGCCACGACGCCGGCGAACAGTACGCCAAGCGCAACCAGCAGCCCGATCTTGATCCAATGCCTTGTAGGAATCCGGCCGGCGACCGCCTCTGGCGCGATCAGGTGGCAAAGTGCGCCGATGCAGGAAAGGGCGATATGAAAGCCCCACCAGCCGGAGTTCAGCCATTCGAGCGGCTGGCCCGAGAGCCGCCAGAGGATTGAGCCGCCGCGGGCAATGACGACGCCGAGCCAGCTGGCGAAGATCCCGATCGAGAGAATATTGGCGCCGTCGATCAAACCGTAGCGCAGCGCGTCGCGAGCAACGGGCGCATAGGCCACGACGATGCCTGCGGCCAAAGCCAGGACCATGACATTGCCGATTTCAATCACCTTCACCGGCCCCAGTAGACAGATGGCGCCGGGGTAACTGCCCAGCACAGCGATCAGCATGACGAGGAGCGTAGAGCGACGCAGCGTGTTGGTAGGCATCGTCATCGACCTGCATTCCTTGCGGCGGTGTTGGATCCGACGCGGGCAATGACGTCTTTCAGCAAGACCCGCAGCGAGCGTGTTTCCTCGATCTGGTTGGCTGCAGCTTGTCGGCCGGCGCCAGCAGCCCTCTCCGCCTCGACGCGCGCGATCGTCAGGTCGCGCAGGCCTTCACGAACGCGGTCCTCGGCAACGCGAGCGCGGCTCTCCTCCATCTGGATTCGCTGCCGGCCCGGCCCCCAGAATTGCGAGAGCCAACCCATCACGCGCCCTCCCGATCGAGGCGCTCGATGTCCCGCTCGAGGCCGGTGATCGAAGCCTGGAGAACCTTGATCGCTTCGGCGAGCTGGCGGTGCGCATCGGTCGCGCGCTCCTGGGCGGCCGTCGACGTTCGCGTCGCCTCGGTGGACGCGACCACGGCCTTCGTCACCTCCCCAACGATCCGCAGGAGATCAGCGGTGTAGGCTTTCTGACAGGCATCGAGCCTCTGGGTCAGGTTGTGCCGGTCCCAGAGCAGCCAGAGCACGACGGCGCCCCATGGCCCTGCGTTGAGCAGAACCACCGGCAGGCCGGAAATGTCCACGGGGGCGCTCCTCAGCCGCGAGTGCCGCCGGCGGTAACGGCGCCGATCTTCACGGCATTCGCCAGCGCGGCACCGGCAGCCTGCATCGCGCCGGCTTTGGCCTCGATCTTCTCCGGCAGTGCCGCATCGGAAAGGCGGAAGGCCTTCACTGCGTCAGCCGCAGCCCCAGCCAGGTAGGCGACCGCTCGCCGCATATCGCCCGTGGCGAGGAGAATGCCGGCAGCATTGGTCACGGCGACCTGAAATGCATCCCGATGCCGAGCTTCGATATCGAGCTTCAGCTTGGCGACGATGAACCTGCCGAGCCAGCCAGCAAGGCCGAGCACGGCCACAATCGCGATCTCGGTCAGCAGCGGGCGGAAGAGGCCGAACAAGGTCTGGTCCGGCATGGTGGTCTGCGCCTCGGCCGAGACGGCGAGCATGACGATGACGACGCAGGCGAGCGCCAGCGCGCCCAGATAGGCGAACAGCTTCATGATGATCTCCATGTGATGTTGGGTAGGGGGCAGTCGGCGAAGCGAGAGGTACCCCTTATGGGGAGGTGCGCCCTGGCTGGTGATCAGCAATGGTCCGTGCGGGGGCCACGCGGGGACGTCATGAAACGACACCCAAGAATACTCTCGAGCATCCAGCAGATGCTGAAGAGGAAGCGGTTGATCGCGCTGAAGAAGATCCGGAAGGAGGCGGCCCGACCGAAGCTCGTACTCATCGTCGATAACGGGCCGAGAGAAGCAATCTGATCATACGAGCCTCAGCATCGCGGCCCGCCATGAGGGCGCAGGCCGAGCGTCAACGGCCGGGCCCAGGCGGGGTCCTGGCACAGAATTTGAGACGATCGGCACGGCTGTAGAGCAGGTGTCAGCGTTTGGAACAGGCTGTTTCAGTTCGGAGCGAAAGCGCGAAAACTACCGTCACGGGTCGAGGGGTTGAGATACTCTTGATCTGCCTGCTGGCGATTGTTGAGATCGGCTGGCTGGCGCTTCTCACCTGCGCGGTGTTGCGTCTTTTCAGATGAGCTTCCTGACTATAGGCACAGGCATTTCGCTCATTTCGTCACTGCACGGCGAGGCCGTCAAAAGGCTTTGAAGGCTACCGCCCACCGGTTTGCTGAACTTGTGGAACCGCTTTCACGCCAGCGCGTATTTGCGTGGCGATGGAGGAAACCATGGACCGCGATCTCGTTTTTGGATGTGAGGTTTGCAGTTCCCCGGCGGTCTCGCTGCCGGATCCAATCGCGGAAACTGAGCTGGTTCGATGCGCAGCGTGTCATGCGCCGATCAGCTCGTGGGCCGAGTACAAGGCACGCATCAGTCGGGCACTTGACCGCTCGCAGACACGCTTCTGCGCCGACCCGCTTATGAAAGGCTGGGATCAGTCTTCGGCGAACGGCTTCAGCGAGACGGTCTGGCCTGCGAGCGCGTGCGTGCAGTCGGACAGGAACTGGATCTGGCCGTCACGCACGAAGGAGTGGCAGACCGACGGCGGCGCGCCGTCTCGGCCGGCATCCAGCCCGTTGTAGGTGACATTGATTGAGGGCGTCAGCGTCGGGCGATCATAATTGCCGTCGAAGCCCCAGCGTGGGCCGGGACCATCGCCAACTTGCACCTGATGAGCACCGTCGCAGCCCGGGCACCAGAACAGCAGCCGCCCGCCCTCGGCGAGCCGGAACACGCCACGCGCGCCCATCACGCGCGCCCCGCGGCGATCGCGCCCATGAATTGGCGATAGAAGCCGGCGATCTCTTCCCAGTGATCGGTGATGTTCACCGTGCGCCGGGCGTTCTCGAGATCGTCGGGGCCGCCGGTCGGGAGATAGTAGGCGAGCCCCTTGCCCTTGCCGTTCCAGCGGCCGTCGAGCAGCCCCTTGAACATCAACTCGGCGGCGAACTTCGGCTCGAGCGCCTTGTCGGGATCCGCCGCGATGCCCTCGCGCTCATAGTTGCTGAGCCAGGTGAGCTGCACGATGCCGCGGCCATAGTAGACGTGCCCCCACGGCCCGGCCGGCTTGCCGTACTTCGTCGGATAGTGGCGCAGCACATAGGCCCGCGCCTCGGCGTCCGTCTTCTTGAAGCCCTCGCGGACCGGAACCATGCCGGCTCCGACCTCACGACGCGACGTCGCCAGCCCATAAGCCAGCGTCTTGTCGCGGCCGTCTCCGGTCACCGCGAAGGCGTCGAGAATGCCCTCGATGCCGGCGACCTGGCTGCGTGACAGCGAGGTGCCGAACATTGGCGCCTTGGCCGAGCGGAGGTAGGCGAAGAACTTGGCGCGATCGAGCTTCACCTGCGCGCGCGGCTCGGCCTTTTCAGCCATCGCCGCCTGCAGGGCCTTCACCGTCTCGGCATCAAGCAGGCCGGTCGCCGCCAGCCCGCGACCGCGTTGGAAGGCGGCGCAGGCGGTGCGAGACAGGTTGCCCCAATGGCCGTCGTCGCCTTTGCCGGACGGGCCTCCCTTGCCGAGATCGTAGCCGTGCGCGATCAGCGCCAGCTGAGCTTCAGCTTTCGTCATGGTCTTCTCCGGGCGTGAAAAAGCCCGCGCGAGGCGGGCGGTCGAATTTTTTTGCTTGGCGAACCGGCAGAAGAATTCAGTCACAAGCCGACCAAGAAATCGGCCGGCTAAGCTCCGGTGTCATTTCCGCCACACAGCAATCCGTCCTGCCTTAGTGCCGGAAGTCACCCGGCAGCGGTGGTTGAATTACCTGTAAGCTTCGATATGAGAGCCTGCTGCCTAGCTGGAGATGCCTAAGATGGCCCATGCCACAGAATCCGATCGCGACGATGATTTCTTTGACGGCCTGATGCCGAGAATCCGGGTCGCATTTTTGCGTTCTATTCGTGGCCTGGCTCTCTGCGTCGCAACGATCATACTAGCCGGTTCTTTTCCGCAATTGACGGATTCCAAGTATGGCCTCGCGATTTTCATTGGCATTCTGGTCAGCATCAACCTGACTAAATGGCTCGCCGTAGGCGCCTTGACCGCCCTCACGATCGGCGCGCTGCTGCCGCCGAGCATCCTGTCGCTGTTCCTGCAGGCCGTGGGTCGATGAAGGTGGAGCGGCTCGGCCGCGGCTAGGCCGGCCAGACCATCGCCGGCAGCTCGGCAACGATATCGGCGACGCTCGGCTGCGGCCGGGTGCCGCCCTCGACCTTGGCGAGTTCGGTATAGGCATAGGCCCAGACCGCATCTCGCCACGCGACGAAGGCCGCAGCCTCCGCGGCCCAAGTCGGATTCGTCGAGTTCACATAGGAGGAACAGGTGACGCCACTGTCGTAGGCGCGCTGCTGAGGGGTGGCATCGACATGGCTTTGGATCGCGCGACGGTAGTCGTCGAGCGTGGGGATCGGGCCTAGCAGCGCCGCGTCTTCTATCTCCTGCGACGACGGTTGCGGCTGTGCCGAAAGCCACGCCGCGAGGACCTGCCCATCGCCATGGTCTTCAACGATGAAGTCATCAAGCGGGATGAACCCGAGGTTCTTCAAACCGAGCGCAATCATTAGAGCACCTTTCCGCAGAAAGAGGTCAGTTCCTGCGAACCCGAAATCGTCATGTCGATGCCGGAAGCGTTGAAGAAGAAGACCTCGTAGTAGTCAGTGCCGTTGGCGACATCTTCGGCGGATACAGCGATGCTGACGCCTCCCGTCCCGCTGGTATTCTGGATCGAGTAGGCAAAGGCAGAGCCGTTTTTATAGATGAATACCCGGGGTGCAGTCTGATCGACGATCCCCGCCGCATACGCCACCATTGCCTGCACCTGCACGTTCCCGGCCGGCGGCGTCCATCTGTGAAGCGATTGGTCGTAGTAGCCGCCCTGATCATAGGCTTCGATCCCGAACGTAACCTTCGTGATCACGCCGGACGCGATGCCCGACTGATTGGCCCCGCCCTTGTTGACTGAGAAAGCCTGGTTGCGGACCCCGAGCGTCACCCGCGCTTCTGCGGCCGAAGCGTCATCGAGCAGCGTGCGAGTGAAGGCTGAGATGAGGGCCAGTGCCTCGAGCGCTGTGGCTGGCACCGTAATGAAGACGTCTTTGTCGCCTGCGGGGAAATCGACCGCTGCGGCGCCGTTCGAGCTTGCGATCACGGTGGTGCGGGCCAGGGTCGGCGGAGATCCGGTGGCAAAGGTGCCGCGACCGACTTCCCAATGGGGCCCCATGGCGGCAGCGTACCAGCAGGTATCGCCGTTCGCGAGGACACTAGCGAAGCTCTGATAGCCGACGGCGGCGCCAGCGAGCGATAGCGTGCCGGTGCCGGTCGTGGTCGAAGTCTCGCGGACGCGATCGCCCAGTTTGAATGCCATCAAAGCCGCTCCTCGATGCGGAAGGTCTTGGAATAGGTCCGATGATGGGGCTGGCCGATCGGCGTCATCTCCGAGACGAGGCCCCAGATCGCGTCCCGCCCGAGCTCACCACTGGTTGGGTCGGTGACGAACAGGATGTCGGTGCGCTTGCCGTTGAACTGGTCGACGTCCTCGAACAGCCCGTAGCGTTGTTCCTGCGTGATCGCCTCGAAGGTCAGGTCGAGCGTGCGATACCCGTTGTCACGGTCGATATATGTCTGCCCGCCCCGGCTCTTGGTCGTGCGGCTGCGGTCGGCAAAACCGCGCTGCCAGCCGAAGGCGAAATTGTAGGTGACCTGCTCGGCGAGCCCGATGAAGGCGCGCCCCGCCTCGATGTAGGGCGCCCCGGGCTCGGCCAGATCGATGCGGACATAGCGCGCAGTGACCGGTGCCGGCAGGAGATGGATGAGCGACGGGTAACGCGGGTTGACGCGCCCGGCACTAGCCCCTGCCGGGTCGCTGTCATGGGCATCGCCATGCTGGCCGGAGCTGTCGCCGGTCGAGGCGCGGATACGGGTGAGCCCCGCCTCGGTGAGGTTGAGCCCCATCAGCGCGACGCAGTCGATCGAGCGCTGCGCGCCGAGATCGAAGGTGAGATATTCCGCTTCCCCCGCAACGCCCCGCCATTTGCGGGCGACGTGCGGGTTCTGCAGGATCGCCGGCGGCGTATCGATGACGAAGCTTGAGGCCGAGATGCCGGCCTCGTCGGCACGGTTCTGCCAGCCGATGCGGGCATTACTTGCAAGCGGCATCAGCCGAACCCCACGATTTCGACGGTGTTCTCGTCGGTGTCCTCGGAGATGGAGACGATGCGCAGCAGCCGGCCGGCGCCGAGATCCCAGCGCGAATAGGTCACCTCGATTACGTCGCCGATGTCGTGGATGAAGGCCTGCGCCTTCATCGAGATGCGATAGAGCGCGCTCGACCGGCCATAGAGATCGAGCAAGCGGCTCGCCTCGGCCTGCGCGGCGCTCTCGGCGACGAAGAACGCCTCGATCGGTTCGATATCCTTGCCGAGCGGTCGGTCGGCCCGGATCGTCGCACTCGACGCCTCCGCGAGCCGCACCTCCTCCCGCAGAAAGGCGACCCGCGCCGGGGTGACGCCGCTCTGGCCGTCGACATCAGTCTGGACCGTCCAGTTCCGCCCCCAGCCGACGCGCCAGCGCCAGGGCGTCGGCGAAAGATCGGCCGGAAGCCGCTCGCGCTTGATCTCGACGATATCGATCCGGTTGTAGCGCGCCGAAGGGATGCCGCCCGGATACTTGAACTGATGGACCTCAAAGCGGCCATTGCGGCGAAACCCGCCCCAGCCGCCAGCGGCCGTCATCAGCCTGGAGGCCACCGCAGCGACCGTCTCTTCCGAGCCTGCCGGCATCCAGTAGCCGATGGCGTTGGGCTGGTCGGCATTGAGCCCATCGAAGGACGGCTGGCTCAGCTCAGTGCCGGCCTGCAATCCCGCCGTTTGGATCAGCAGGCGCTCCACGATGTCGGCCGTGCTGTCGACGTAGACGCCACCGGCCTTGTCGCCCATCAGATCGCAGGTGACGGTGCCGACCGGCGACCCGCCTAGGCGGATGTAGCCGTCAGCCAGGCAGGTCGCATACTCGCCGGCCTCGATCGCGGCACCGCTGCCAAAGGCTCCAGTGGTCGCTGCGCGCAGCGCAGCGATGGAAGCGAAATCGCTGGCGAAGGCCAGTGCCACCGCCCGGTCATAGACGGCCGACACCGCATGGATCGGCCCGTCATTGACGCGATAGATCAGCTCAGCCGGGATCTCCGCCGGCGGCGAGACGTTGCCGCACTGGCCGAAGGCGCGCGGCTTGCGCTTGCCCTTGAGATCCTCACCGCCCTCGGTGCCGCCCGTGCCAGCGTAAAGCGAGGGAGAAGCGGGCACCTCGAGCTTGTAGCTGTTGTCCCGGATCGAGACCCGCAGGATATCCTCCTCGACGTCCCAGTCCGCGGCGGTCCCGTCGAACAGCGTGCGGAACTGATCATAGGAGGCACCGTCGGCCCCGACGCGCACGACGACGCGACGGCCATCGATCGCATAGCGGTCGATCAGGGCATCATAGTCGGCTTCGGCATTGATCAGCTCGAGCTCACCCCAGCCGGCGGTGATCTCGCCGATCCCGCGACCGCTCAGGATGGAACGGTCGAAGCGCAGCGCCTTCTGGAGCGTGCCGTAGAATGGCGTGTTGGCGAGACGGTCTGTCGGCCGGGTAATGAACTCCTTGGTTGCCGCATAGATGCGGAACAGCGCCTGGCCCGCCAGGCTGCTGGTGCCGTTGAGAGCGGCCGCGCCGAACTTCACCCGGATGACAGTTGCACTGAGCGTCGCGGCGGCCGACAGGCTCAGCGATCCCGCGAACCCGGCACGGCCATTCGCGAGGATCGTCGCGCGACCGGAGAGCGCGATCGCAACCGGCTCCGGCGTCCCATAGCCCGACGCGATCGGTGCGCCTGAGATAGGGCCACCGATCATGCCGCCATCCGGTCAGAGACGGCCCAGGGATAGAGCTCGACGGTGTAGACGAGCTGCACCTTGGTGTTGGTGACGAGATCGGCATAGGCGGTCGTCGGCGTCGCTTCCAGGATGGCGCGGCCGGTGAGCAAGGTCTTGCCGGGTCTGATCCGGATCGCATCGAGCGCTGTCGTTGCCGAGCCGGCGATTGCGACCGGGCTACGCGCCAACCGGCTCGGCGTGGCGGCACCGGAAGCCGACGCCGCCAGAGCAGTGCCATCGACATGGATCTGACGCGCGAGGGGCGACAGCGAGGAAGAGCCGGCGAGCGAGATGATGGGCCCGAAGATCGCGAGCGGGTTCGCAAGGATCGCCGAGCCCGCGCTGACTGCGACGCTGGTCCTCGCAACGCGTGCCGGAACGGCGACGGCCGAGATGGAAACCGAGAGCGCCGCCAAGGGTCGGGAGATGCGCGACGGCGCTGGCGCGAGGCCAGCCGCAGCGGTGATGGACGAAGTCCCGGCCAGGAGTGCTCGCGCCCTCGGTGCCAGTGTGGCAGCAGAGGCGAGAGACACCCCGCCAGCCGCGAGGCGCGACGGCGTCCCAACAGCAGCCGCGCTCGCGACCAGCGAGACATGTCCTTCCAGCGGCGGCCGATCGGGCGGAAGCGCCGCGATCGCCGCCTGGGAAAGAGCACCGAAGCCAAGCATCAGGCGACCAGGTCAAGCGTCCGCGGGATGAACACGAGATATTCACCGCGGTCGATGGTTCGCGCCGTGTTGATAGGGGACACGACATCGACGCTGGCTGAGATCAGCCGCACATGTGTGACTGTGCCCCAGTCGACCGTCGCCGGGCCGAAGGTTAGCTGCTCTTGATTCACCATCCGGCCATTCTCTGGAGCGAGGTAGGCCGCCTGGCGCGCGTAGCCACCACCCGTGATCTCGTTTTCGCCGCTGAAGAGCGCGATCTCAGTGCGCATCTGAGCGCTCATCTCAAGCAAACGTGATGCTGAGCTGCGAGGCGGCGAACTGGAAGCTGTCGCCGGTCTGGATGTTGCGCGACGAGGTCAGCGCGCCATAGAGCAGGACGTTGCCGCCGGTCGCCGCATCCATGATCGCCATGTGGGTAACGGTGCCCCAGTCGACCGTGGCAGGCCCAAACGTGATGACGTCCTCGTTGAGGCTGATGCCGGTCGTGGCATTGGTCGGGCCCATCGCGGTCGTCGCGCTCTGGCGCGCATAGCCCGTGCTGGTGAACGAGATCTCGGCCGCCAGCGAGCCGGTCTCGCCGGGATCGGCGGTGAAGAGCGCGACGAAGGTCTCGGCCGGCATGGTCCATGAAGCCAGGCCAAGCGTGTGGTCGAGCAGCTTCTTCTCCAGGTGGTTCGACATCGCGCTCATGAGGGCGTCCTTCTGCGGCCGCGCGCTGGATTGCGCCGGCTGGGGTGGTCAACGGTGGGTGGCGGGGTCAGGCCGCGCGCTTGCGCGGATCGTTCCGGCTCTGACGCGCATCGGCGCGGGCGGCGCGGGTTTCTTTGGAGACATCGTCGACGCTGGCCTTGATGCCCGCAGCCGCGCCGTACTCCGCCGCAACAAGGCGCTCTTCCAGATCGGCGATCCGGTCATGCAGGCGCCGGAGCTCAGCGACGATGGCGCGGCTGCCGTCGTTGTTGTTGGCTGGCGGCAGCATCATCGGCATCGGCACGGCCGGCATCTCGCCGCGATGCACCGCTTCCATGAAGGGCCGACCGAAGCGGTTCACGGTTTCCTGCGGCATGACGTATTCGCCCTTGTGGACGATGCCCGCCGGCTCGTACTTGCCGCCAAAGCCGGTGAAGCCGCCGCCGGAGAAGACAAAGGGCGCCTTCGCTGCCGCCGCAGCCGATGCGGTGTTGAAGACGATCTTGTTGATGCCGGTAACCATGTTGTTTTCGGACCGATAGCCGGCGATCTCGATCACGGTCTGCTGGGTGAACTGGCCGTTGAGCGCGGCAAGCGTCGCCGAGGAAGTGCCGTTCAGTGCCCTGATCTGGTCGAGCAGCGCGGCCTGCGTCGACAGGATCGAGTTTGCGCTGCCCTGCAGGCTGTAGCTCGCATTGGTGATGCCCTGCGTCTGGACGAGGATGTTACTTTGGGCGGCGAGGATACTGTTCTGAGCCTCCGTCGCGCCGGCGGTCGACTGCGTCGCACCCCGGATCAGTTCGAGCTTGCTGATCTGGCCATCGCCATTGAGGTCGAGCTCGGAGAAGATCGCGGCAAGCGCCGTGTTCGCCGCCTCTTGCAGCGAGATCATCCCGTCGCCATTCGTGTCGAGCGAGGCGAGCAGCGCGTCGCGGCTTTCGTTGATCGCGTCGACGATGAACTGCTCGGCCGAGACCTGCGTCGGCAGTGCCGTCAGCTGAGCGGCGATCTGCTCGAAGATCGTCTGGAAGCCGGTCGACGAGCCGTAGAAGGCCCGGCCGGCATCGAGCAGCGCGTCGGCATAGCCGGTCAGGCCGTTGATCGCGTCGCGATTGCCCGACTGCGCCAAAGCGAGCTGGGCATTGTACTGGGACTGCGCCGCCGCGAGCCGCGCTTCCGGGGAAAGCGGGGAGTCCGAGCCGGACCGCATGCCGTCGACGAACTGCTTCAGGTTGCGCGTGAAATTGTCGAAGAAGTTCTGCGCCTCCTGCAAGGCGCGCTTCTGCTCCTCGGCCGCGCGGTTGGCGAAGTCCTCGATGATGTTGAGGCGCTCGGCGGCCAGAGCCATCTCGAGATCGTTGATCGCCTCGCCGCCGGCCTTGATCTCGGCCTCGCGCTCGCGCTGCGCCTGTCGGTCGAAGGCGGCGAGCTGGCCCGCAAGCGTCGAGGTGTCGTTCGCCGCGGCGAAGACGCGGTCCTGATAGGACAGCCGGCGATTGGCCGCCTCGGCGGCACGGGCGACGGCGTCGATCGTGACACCGGCCTCACGCACCACGCCGATCAGCTCGGGGAAGCGGGCGAGCAGATCCGCGAAGGCCTGTCCGGTGAGGTTCGCGCCGTTGACGATGCCCTGCGCCGCCGCGGTGAAATAATCGGTGACGAGGCCCTGATCGGAGCCGAGCGCCGCTGCGTCGGCCCGCAGCGTGGCGAGCTCCTTCAGCAGGTCGGCGGTATCATTGAGGTAGCCCTTGTCGAGCGCGTCATTAGTCTTGCGACTGAGATCGGTCTCGAAGGCCTCCTTCAGCCGCACCAGAGCAGCAGTCACTCCCTCCGCGACAGCCCGGGCAGCCTCGACTGCGGACATGCCGAGGTCGGTCAGCACCTTCTCCAGCCCGGCGCCAGTGCCGCGGATCTCCTCCATCCGGCTCGCTACGGCCGAGAGCTCTTTCGCCCCGCCCAGCACGGCGACCGCATAGTCGCGGGCCGCCTGCCGAGAGCGCTCGACCTCGCTCGCGCCGTCGCCGAAGGCGGTCTTCGTGTTGTCGATGAAGACCTCGAGCTGATCGCCGAGCGCCTTAACCGCCTCCTTCGCGCGGCTGAACGGGCTGTCCGGGCCGACGCCCTGCTCGAGCGCGCTGACGTTTCCGCCGTAGCCGTCGCGGAACTCGCTGAGCACCCGGTTGCGATAGGTCTGGCTGTCGCCCCAGATCTTCGCCGCCTCGTCGAGCTTGTTCGCGAAGAAGGCGATGTCTGCCAGCTTGCGCGCAGAAGTCTCCGCTTCGGCGATCTGCTGCGCCAGCGTGCCCTGTGGGTCGCCGCGCAGCTGCGAACCGAGCTTGATGAAGTCGGGCTGGGCCTGGCGATAGTTCTCCGCCGCTTCCCGCTCGCGAGCCTCCCTCGCCTGCTTGCGCGCCTGCTGCTGGCCGAAATAGGCAAGGCCAGCGCCGGCGATCAGGCCGATCGGTCCCAGCACCGCCGCGCTACCGAATCCGGCGCCTGCGAGCGACAGGCCGGCCATGCCGCCAGAGAGCGCGCCGCCGCCCACCGCCTGCGCGAACGAGCCAGCCTGCATGCCCGAGCCATAGGCGCCGGCCAGGCCAGCGATCGCGCTGAGACCGCCCGCCAGTTGCTTGCCGTCGATGCCGAGGCCCCGCAGCAGACCGCCACCATTGTCGTTGGCCGCAATCGCGCCGAAGCCAGTGACTGCGCCAGTGGCGGTGCCCTTCTCGGCGCCCTTCTGGACCTCTTTGCCAAGACCGGCGATCCCGGTGGAGAGCATCCCCAGCAGACCGCCCTGCCCGTCCCGCGTCGTCGAGGCCATGCCGGTGAGCCCGGCGAGCGGCCCCTTGCCCGAGATGAGCGCGTCGATCGAGGCCGACAGATAGCCCTTGCCGAGCGACTTCAGCGCGCCGTTCAGACCTTCGGTCCCGGTCAGTAACTCGTCCAGGAACGACTTCACGCTGTCGGCACTGAACTCCAGCGCCTGCTGGATCTGATGCTGGATGCGCTCCTGCTGCTCCAGCTGCTTGTTCTGCTCGCCGATCAATCGCGCGTTGCGCAGGATCTCCTTGCCGCGCTCGCTCTCCTGCGAGATGCCGCGCTCGACGAGATACTGCTGTGCGCGGAGCACCTCGAGCTCTTCGTACCTCGCCGACCGCGTCAGCCCGACGAGTTCGATCTGCTTGCGCTGCGCCTCCAGCGTCTGCCTCTGCTGGTAGAGGTAATCGAGCGCTTCGCTGTCGGTCCGGGCGGACTGGGCGCGCGAGACCGAGTTCGCCTGCTCACGGGCCAGGCGCGCCGCCTCCCTCTCGCTGACCAGCCCGGTCGCGATCAGCTTGTTGTACGCTTCCCGCTCGATCCGAAGCCGCTCCTCGAGGTCCGCGCGCTGCTTCGCGGATAGGTTGCCGGCCGCAGCTGCGGAATTCGCCGCCGAAGCTGCCGAGACCTCCTGCTTCTGCAAGGCGAGCTTCTCGGCAAGCCCGCGCTTGGTCTCCGCGATCTCCTTGTTCAGCCGATCCCGGAAGATGACCTCGACATCGCCGCCGGTGCTGCGTGCCTGTTGCTCGGCCTCCTTCCGGATGCGAGCGACCTCGGCGGCGGCGACACCCCCGCGGCGAAACGCTTCCGTCTGCGCGTTCGAGACCGCAATACCATCCTGGAGCGCCTTCGACTGCTCGTTGACTGCCACGGTGCCGCGCACCGCTGCCTCGCGCTGCGCCTGCTTGACCCGCAAGTCTTCCTCGGCCTGCGTCCTCGCCGTGCCGAAGACCTCGTTGCGGGCGCGCATAGCGGCGGTTTCCTGAGCGTCCGCCAGCGTCTTGTCCCGCGAAGCCTTCAGGTCGATTTCCGTGCCGCGGCGCGCCCGCTCTTGCTCCATCGTCAGTCCACTCTGGACGGACTGCAGGTCGGCGATCCGGCGCTTCTGCGCCTCGAGCGCCTCGGTTTGCTCCTTTATTTGCTGCGTCAGCGTGGCGAATTCGCCTCGATTAGCCGCATCCGGGACGCCGATGCCATCGCGGCGGGCACGAAGCTCGCCGATGCTCTTCTCCAGCGTGTTCGCCTGCCCGATCGTCTCGTTGTAGAGACGCAGGCGCTGCGCGAGGCCCTGGTTGTTGGTGGCGAGCGTGGCGGCCTCGCCATCCGCCACGCGCTTGTTCGCCTCGCTGGCGCGAGCGCGCGCCGACGCTAGGTCTCTGGTCTTCCTCTCGGCTTCCTCCAGGACCGCCAGTCTTCCCCGCTCGTCATCAAGCTCCCGCTTGGCCGCAAGATCGCTGTAGCGGCTATCAGGACGAGTGTTGGCAAGGCGCCTCTCCAGCCCACCAATCCTTTCGCGAGCAGCGACGATTTCTTCGCTGCGATCCGGCCCCATGACTAAGCCGGCAGCGCCCTCCTTCAGGCGACCGAAGACCAGGCCCATTTCCTTGGTGAGGCGGTCCCACTTCGAGAGCGACTGGTCGGCCGCATTGTCGGTCGCCCGGCCGAGCTCTTCCATCAGGAGCTTTTGCGCCCGGAGCTTGTCGTTGAAATCGGTCGCGGTGCGGATCATCCGCAGCGTCGTGCTGTCGAGCCCGCCGATCTTGTCGCTGAGACCTTGAGCGCCACGCGTCGGATCAGCGAGAGCCTGAGCGATTTCCTGCGCCGAGTTCTTCAGGTCCTGTCCGGTCGCCGCGGCATAGTCCTTCGTGATCTGGGTCAGCTTCGGCAGGTTGTCATTCGCGATCCGGCCGAGCTTGACGTACTCGGCGCCAATCAGGCGGGCGTTCGAGACTGTGATGTCCGCGGCCTGCGCGGATTCCCTCGCCAGCCCCTCCAGCTGCCCACCGGTGAGCCCCGACGCCCGGCCCGCGCCCAACAGCAAATTGCTGAGCGTCTGCTGCTCGCCCGAGACCTTGAACGCCGCATACAAAGCTCCGAGCGCGGCTGTGACCGCGGTGATAGCCGGCAGGGCCCGCAACAGCACCGGCCCGATCTGGCCCAGGAACCCGCCGACGGTGCCGCGCGAAGACGCGAAGATGTCGACGATCTGGGTGCCCTGCTGGATCAGGACCGTGAGCACGCCCTGCCCCGAGGCAAGCGAGACGAAGACGTCCTGCGCCTGCCGGCCGAAGTTGATCATCTCGTGGCGGGCGAGGCCCATGCCCGACGTGTATTTCCCGGTCGCCGTGAACGCGCCTACCAACGCCTTCTGAGTGTCGTCGTGAACCTTGCCGACGTTGGTTACGATGGTCGCGTACTGCTTCTCATCGATAGCCCGCCGTGCCAGGAGCCCCTGGGCGGTCTTCAACGCCTCATTGCGCCGCTGCTCATTCACAAGCAGGGGATCATACGCCTGCGTCAGGCTGCGAACCGCGCGCTCATCCTCCTCGATGAAGGCTGACATCGACGCGCGTGCGCCGGGCGTGCTGTCGAACTGGTAGCCGATGCGGTGGACCTGCTGCAGCCGCTGCTGCACCGCATGCATACGTTCGACGCTCGCGGCGACCTCGACCTCGCGGCGCTTGATGTCAGCGGCGATGGCGTCGAAATAGTCGGTGAAGGCGCTGGCCGATTGCCGCGCCGAACGCGGGGCGCCGGCGATCAGGCCCTCGTTCAGCGATTGCGTGAAGCTCTCGGCGACGGCACGCCCACGAGCCCTGGCCACACCTTCCAGGCCACCGACCGATCCCAGGAACGCATCGGCGGAATCCTGCGCCGAGCCGGCGCTGGCACCGATCCCGAACGAGGCATTGATGCGCTGCTGCGCCGCTTGGGCATCGGCCAGCCGCTTGGTCGCGGCGGCCGCGCGGTCCGCGACGGCGGCGTTGACATCGTAGCGATCGTTGAGCGCGGCAACAACCGGGGCCAAGGCGACGAAGCCTTGGCGAGCCAGGCTCGCAGCATCGGCCGTCTGCCCGAACTTTCGATAGACCCCATCGAGTTGAATCGCGGCGCGAGCCGGGTCCATCCCTCGATCGAGAGCCTTGCCGACCGACCGGACTGCGCTCTCGAACTTCGCCGCGTCGCCATAGCCGGTGATCCAGACGCGCGACAGCGAGGCGACACCGGGCACGGCCTTGCTGGCGGCGGCATCGGTCGCCGCCAGAGCCTGTCCAACTACCTTGGCCGACCCGACCATGTCCCCATCCGCAGACACCTTCTGAGCAGCCGCGCGCACATACTGCGACACGTCCATCTCAGCGGTGACGCGAAGGGAAGAGAGCTTTGTCGTCATGCGGATCGCTCGCGCTGAGCCTTGTCGGCGGCGGCCTTGGCCTGCTCGGCGGCAAAGGCGACGTACTCGTCGTCCATTGCCCGGAGAAAGAGCAGGAAGTCGGGGAAGAGGTCGCCCATTAGGCCGTGATCGCGGGCGTACGCGCTGATGCTCTGGTAGAAGATGCCAGAGCACCAGCCCATGTCGCCGCGATGGCGATCGTTGGTGAGCGCGTTCCAGGCATCGAAGAGATAGCCGGCCCAAGGCGGCATCTCTTCGTCCTCGATCCCATCGATCTGATCGCCCAACGCCGCAGCAGCGTCAGGCTCCTCATCCATGAGATCGGCTAGGAAGCCGAACTCGTCTCCGCGGCGCTCGAGGCGGGCACGGAAGGCGCGGCGGACTTTCCCAGATCGTCCTCCGGCTCGCCCTCCTCACCGAGCGCCTCGGCATCATCGGAGAACTCGGGGTCGACCTCGCTGAGGGTGCCGGCGCAGTATTCGACCTCGGAGACGACCTCGCGGAAGGCAGGATCGGTGAGGGTCTCGAGCGCGACCTCCGGCGAATAGGGCGTATCCATGCCCCGCCAGCCGTGCAGGATCTCTTCGCAGTAGAGGCGGCCGATGACCGGCGCCAGCTTCTCGGGGGGGATGGGCTGCCCCTTGTACCGCCGAGACAGCTGCTGGATGCGAGCGTCGCGCTTGATACGGTAGGAGGGCTTGGTCAGGGCGGAGACGAGGAACTCGACGCCCGGCCACTTGAGCGAGGGAACCCAATCGCCTTTGGCTTCGCGATCGAGGTTGGCTCGGAGGGAGGAGAGCTTCAGAACCATTGTGGTGCTTTCATGCGAGGGAGACGGACGGGCTGTCGGGCCCGTCCGCCAGGAGTGCGCGCACTTCCATCTCGCCGCCGGCACCAACCGGCGTCGCTGGCACTGACCAGCTAGGCTTCTGGACCCGCCGCCGACACAGCGGGCAATTCATCGCCGCGGCCGGAGCCGCGACGGATCAGGCGAAGTATTCGAGGCGGTCGAAGATGATGTTGGCGCCGGTCTCCGGGTCGAGCGCGCCGGAGAAGTCGAACTGCGCCGAAACCGTCTGGTTCTTGCCGCCGGCCGAAGGGTTGCCGCCGCCGCGCAGCGTGGCCCGCGGGATCTGGATCACCACCGCCTGGTTGTTCTTGGTCACGCGGCCGTTGAGCGAGGTGACGGTGCCGTCATAGAACTTCTGCAGCACCGCATTGCTGCCGAAGTAGGTGTCGATCTGGCCGGTGACGGTGTTCTCGCCCTCGCGGATGTAGACCGCGCCGAAGTTGTCGACCGCGTCCTGCGCCTCGAGGTTCGCGTTGACCGTGAACGAGACACGGCGAGCCCAGTTCGGGCTCGTCAGGCGCGATCCGCCTTCGGCGAGGCGGCCGACATTCGCGCTGCCCGCCATCACCTGGTTGGTCGTCGCCGGATCAGGCGAGGCATCCAGCGTCACGATCCCTTGCGATGCGGTGAGCCCGGTGAAGGTGAAGGCGCCGGAGATCTTCTGCTTCGCCTCCATCGTCAGCTCGAGCTGACCGACCTGCATGCCGCGGTTCACGATGTAGGTCGGAACCTGCTGCCCCATGAAGCCGCGCTCGATCGTCATCGGCGCAGGCGTCACGCCGTTCTTCAGCTGGTCGCCGAACCAGACCCGGATGGTCTTGCCCGTGCCGACATCCGTCGCCCAACCCGACGGCAGGTTGTCGAGCGTCAGCTTGCTCGCGGCGATGCCGGTGATCCGGGCCCAGGCCGCAGTGCGCGCCACAGCGCCGGCCGTGACCAGGAAGGCGAAGGTGGTCGCGTCAGCGGCGCCGCCGATCTTGATCCACTGCCCCTTGCGCAGGCCGAGCGTGGTGAAGTCCAGAGCCGTCGAGCCGAGGCCGTCCGTCAGCGCGGTGATATCGGCCGCAGCCCCTTCGAACCCGACGACCTTCAGGCGCGCCGTGGCCGGCGGCGCAGCTTCGGTCACCAAGTTCGCGCCGAGCACCGCGACTGAGGTCGCGCCGCCGGTGGTGATCTTCCAGACGCCGTTGTTCGCCGCGGTGGCAAAGCCCGTCGAACGGAGCAGCTGGCCAGCCACGAAGGCGGCGCCGGTCGTGACGGCGAATTCGTCCGTCGTGTCGGTCACGCCGGTGATCACGCTGTCGGCCGTGCCGTCGTTGTCCCGCTCCGGCGTGTTGAGCCAGGCCGAGAACAGCGCCGAGACCAGCGCATCCGAAAGGAAGGTCTGCGGATGGGGATAGGACAGCTCGAAGTTGATCCCGCCGCCGGAGGTCTGGCCGACCATGATCGGATCAGCGTTCATGCGGTCGTCGCGCAACTCGTCGCTGTCGACGTACTCCGGCGCGCCGGCAAGGGATTCGCCGGTCAGGCGGGCCTGCTTCATGCGAGGGGTCGTGGGCGTGACGCCGGGCGTCGACTCCATCACGTAGCTCACCCGCACTCGGTTCGATGAGGTCATGGCTTCAGGGCTCCCAATAGAAAAGGGGCGCCACCAAGCGCCCCATCACCTTGCCCAAGGGTCGGAATGTTCGATGCCGGCGCGGGCCACGCGCGGGCAGTTCAGGGTGGGTTACGAGCGCTTGGCCTTCCCCGTGGCGACCTCGCCGGCGGGCGCGGTGTCCTTCGCGGCCTTGCTCTCCGGGCCGGCCACGAACCGCCGGCGCTTCAGATCCTCCAGGGGAATCGGGCCCTCGGCCGCTTCGATCTCGGTGACGCTGTCGCCGGCGGCGAACCTGCGGCTCGGATGCGGGAACGACTTCAACACGGTGAGCATCATGATGGTTCTCCTGTTGTCAGGCTTCCTCGCGCCGCCAATCGACGCTGACGGTGATCATCCAGTGCGGCCCCTCATCCACGCCGCGGTCGCCGGCGCCAATTGAAGCGTCCAGGAACTCGAGGTCATCGGAAAGCAGCCGCGCGCCGCGAAAGAGATCTGCGAGCTGCTTCGCCCAGCGCCTGGCCGTGACGCTGCCGGTCCCGGTCGGCACGATCACATGCAACCAGAGGATGCCATCCTCGTCCCACCGGTTTTCCGCCGGATCGTCAGCGCCAATGCTCTGCTGCGCGTAGGAAGTGCCGGCGATTTCGACGGCGACCCAGCCATCGCTGGGTTGATTGAACGCCTCGTTCTCCCATTCGATGGGGGTCTCAGACCATGCCGCGGAGAGATAGGTTCTGATCGCCTCATAGACGACATCCGAGGCCATCTCAGGCAGCCTTCATGCTCATGACGATGGCGGGATAGGTCATGCGGGCGCCGGCCTGCGTGTCACGCTGCAGCTTCGTGCGCGAAAACTGCTTGCGCCCGCGTCGGAAGCGCCCCTTCAGGATGTAGCCGTTCGGGATGTAGACCATCCTGAACCGCACATCGACGGCGCGCCCGAACTGCGACTGTACCTTGCGGCGGACGTCCTGAAAGACCGCCTCACCGGTCGATACGCGCTGAAAGCCAGACTCGATCTTTCTCGCGTAAGGCACTGTCGCGACGACGGAAACTTCCTCCATCGCAGAGATCTCAGCATCGGGCCGCATCACCTGTGACCCGACCATCACGACATGCGAGGCGATGTAATCGCCGGTCTTCCGCGGCGACCGCTTCTCAAGTTCCGCCAGCGCGAAGGCGAGGATCGGCTGCCAGTAGCTGAAGTCGTAGACGATCGGGCCCGGGACCTCGACGGTTTCTTCCTCGGCGCCCTCGCGGCCGTTGACGTACTTGGTGTAAACCGAAGACGCCTCGCCGCCGGCGATCGCATCCCGGAGTGAGGCCCGAGCGTACTTCGCCAGTTCTCGGTTGATGACCGCAGGGTCCAGGTCGGCCGTCGCCATCTGGAGATCGCGGGCGAACGTCTCGAAGCGAGCCATCAGCCGCTGACCCGGCCTTCAATCCGCACCAGCACGTCGCCGATGCGGATGTTGTCGACCTGGACGACTGCGCGCTGGCGCCCTTCGACCAAGATGAAGTCGCCGATCTTGATATCCGCGCCGCCACCGGCCGCGCCGGGCCAGGCCGCGCCGGCTGCCACGATCGGCGTCGGGCTCGCGATGAACTTGCTGTCGGTGACCTTGATGCCCGCAACGAGGTCCGTGGTCGCGTAGCCTTGCAGTCTCACCCTGATAGCGAGATCGACGAAGGTGTTGAGCCCCGTGCCGATCCGGCGCCGCAGCGTCGCGGACTGCCCGGCTTCGAGCAGCGCACTGTCGAGCGCAGCGATCAACTGAGGAGCGCTCATGGTTCGCGCGCATGGTTCACGAAGGGCGAAATCAAAGACATCACCTCGCCTGGGATCAGCGGGTCATCCTTCGGCCCGACCCACCATTCGCGGGTAATCACGCCCGGGATCTCCACTCGCTTGAGGGACGGATCGCGCGCCGTTTCCGAGCGAAGTGCGGCCACGAGCTTCTTGGCGGCGAGCTTCAATTCTACCGGCACGTCCGCCCAGCCAGCTGTGTAGACGACGACATAAGAGCCAGGACGCCACGAAAGCGTCGGGGAGCTTAAGATGCGGTCGATCCGGCCTGTGGCGGCATCGAATGCGTATCCCTCCGGCGCCACCAGATCCGAGTCTCGATGTATGCTCGTGACAGAAGCAACCGGATGGCGCGAGAGCCACATTTCGCCATCGCATGTCGACCGGAACGTTTCTGAGAGCGTCTCTTGTCGCAGCGTCGGGGCAATAACGCCGGCCCGCGCAACCCGGCACGCGGTCGTCAGGATCGCTGACACTTCGTCGTTCAGGGCCGCGAGGGCTGGATCCTGGCTGGCATCATCGGCAGGGAGCCCCGCCGCCGCGCGCATTTCCGCTTCGGTCAGCAACTTGCGGTCGGCGGCGGGGGTGACGACGGTGAGCACGCGTCAGGCCTTCTTCGTGGCCTTCTCGAGCACATCGATGGCTTCCGCCTTGGTGTTGACCGACGGATCGATACGCTTCGCCAGGTTGATCTGTTGAGTGTGGTGCCGATCGCGCCAGTCGCTGGGAATGTCGACATCTGCTTCGCTGGCGGCCGCCTGCGCATTCTGCCTCTCAACGGCAGCCGCCGCGGAGGGCGGCGTGGGCGCACCAGGAGCGGCCAACGGCTGCTCAGTGACACCAGAGTTGGGGTCAACGCCCCGCACCGGCTTGATGCCCTCGGCCTCTCGCACGAGCTGCAGCTTTGCGGCCGTGATCAGCTCGGCGTGCACCAGGTTGCCGGAGACGGGCGCGCCCGAGCGAGCGATGACGTCCTTCAGCTCCTGGTCGGACAGCCCTGCGAGATGCTGGTCGAAGGCAGCCACGATCCGGCTGTTCATCTCGTCGTGAATTCCGTCGCGGGCACCGGCGAGGCCGGCGTTCTCCGCCTGCTTGTTCGAGGCCGAGACGAACCCTTCGTCCTTCAGGCCGTCGAAGATCTTGTCCGGGAAGGAAAGCACTTCGCCTTCCTTCAGCTGCCGGATCGAAACGCCGTCCTCCGAATAGGGAAACGGCTTCGCTACAACGCCGGTCTTTGCCATGGCGATATTCTCCTCTGGTGGGGTGAGAGGGCGGCTCGCCGCCCCGTCGCTTCAGCGGATAGGGCTCAGCCCGGCGGGTTGGCCGAGGGGCGCTGGTTCAGCGAACCAAGGATCCACAAACCAGCGAGGAACACGTTGCCGGTGTTCGCAGCGGGAGTGACCGTTACGCGCACATAGCGCTTCCCGCCGACGTACCCGAGCTTGAAAACTTTGTCGTCGCTGGAAAACAGCGGCGCGGCGAGCGTTTCAGTGCCGTTGAGCATGTCATCGGGCACAGCTGCGGCGTCGGAGAGGTTCGCAGCGTCGCCGTGCTCCATGAGGACGGTGAACGTGGCGTCGGTGTCGGCGATCGCCCCGGTCAGTAGCGCGAACACCGCGCTCTCGGCGCCGCGGCGGTCGAGGATCTGCGAGACGTAGGCCGAATTATCGGTGGTCGCCGCAGCGGGCGAGATGCCTCGCTTGAGGTCGATGTGGCTGATCAGATCCCTCATCGGGGAGCTCCTTTTCGATGTGAGACAGGGCGCAGGGCGCCTGAAATAGGACAGGGGCGCACTCTCGGCGCGCCCCTCAGGAGGCTTCCCGCGCCTTACGAGGCGGAGACGACCTGAAGCGCGTACGCCTCGAAGTCGACGACGTCGCCACCCACGCGAGCGCGGGTGTAGAACTCGACGAAAGGCTTGGAGGAGTACGGATCGCGCAGCACGCGGATGCCGAGGCGGTCGACTACGGTATAGGCCGCCCGGAAGTCGCCGAACGCGACCGGGAGCGTCCCGGCGGCGACAGCAGGCATGTCGTCGGCGCGCCGGATCGAGTGACCCAGCAACATCGAGGGCTGCCCTTCCTGGAGGCCCGGGCGCCAGATGTACTGCCCCTGCGAGTCCTTGAAGAGCATCACCGAGGCGACCGAGCCGCGCTTCATCAGCCAGTTGGCATTCGCCAGATAGCGGTCCTTCAGCGAGAACATCAGGGTGATCAGGCCGTCCGCGGTCAGCGCGCTGGCGTTGCCCGACGGGATCTGGGCCACGGTGCCCCGCGCCCCGGCCGAACCGGCCGAATACGTCAGGATGCCGCGGGGCTTCTTGATGCCGTCGCCGGAGATGAACGCAAGAGCGCGCATCCTGGCGAACTTCTCGGCCACCTTGCGACCCAGCCACGCCTCGACGTCGACGCCAGCATCCTCGAGCAGCTGCTGGGTGACCTTCGGCTTGGCATAGATCTCGTGCACCGGGATTCGCTGCACTCCGACCTGCGGCGTGGAGGTCTCGGGCCGGGCCTCGGTCTCGCCGACCCAGCCGGCGCCGGCCTCGTCGGTATCGATCGCGATCTCTAGCGCGTCGGTGGAGACGGTCTCGTGCGTCGCGAGCTCATCGATCGGCGAGGTCTCGTAGACCTTGGTGATGATGCGCGCGGAGGTCTGCGTGGGGACGAGAAAGCCGCCGTCCGGGTCGGAGCCGACCATCATGGCCTTCTGCTCGTCCTGGCTGAGGTGGTTCTCCTGCCGGCGCAGCGAGGCGGCAAAGGCCGCGCAGTACGCCTTGTATTCCTCCAGGCTGACGTCCTCGGGACGCAGGATCGTGGTCGACTTCAGCTCGCCGCGGCGGGACATCGCGACGCGTTTGAAGTCCAGCGCCGCCTTGGCCTCGTCTTCGAGGTTGCCGTTGACCGCGCCAGGGCGATTGAGGCGCTTCTCGAACCCATCGAGACGATCGGCACCCGCCTTGGCCTCGTCGATGATCTTCTTCACCGCGTCCTCGATCGCGGCGTGCTTCTTCTCGACGCCGGCGGTCAGAGCCTCGATGTGCTTCTTGAACTCCGGGCTCTCCATGGCCTTCGTGCCGGCCTCTTCGGCGAGCTTGCGGACCTCGGCGAGATCCTTCTCCATGGTGCTCTTCAGGCCGCTGACGTTGTCGCCAAAAGCCTTCACTTCGCGCTGAACGTCCTTCAGCACGTCTTCGATATCGGCCATTTTGGCCTCCTGTGAGGGGTGGATCAGGCAGAAAGTCGACGATTTTCCGAGCGGATTTGCTCGAAGAGCCCGTCGAGGCTCTTGCTCGCTCCAGCCTCACGCTGCGCGATGCGCACCAGCTTCGAAACGAAGGCGGTGCTGGCTTTCCGCGACATGCTGCATGCCTCACGCAGCAGCTTTTCGGCGTCGGAAAGGGTCTCAATGCCGTCGATATCGGCCGATTTGACCGCCTCGATCAGCGCTTTGTCGTTCATACCGAACAGGACGACGCTGACCTCCATGAGGTCGAGCCGCTTGATCGTCCGATACGGCTCCTCAGGCTTGGTGCCGAGGGTAAATTCCTTCGCTCGGTAGCCAATCGAGAGGCCGTCGAGCTCGCCTTCCTTCATGCCGGCGTAAATCGTCTTGCCCTTGTCAGTATCGAGCGCGATGAGCCGCCCCTCGACCTGCAGACCCTTGCTGTCCTCGCTCATGGCGGTCCATACGCCGATGGGCAACATATCGGCCGCGCCGCCGAAGTAGCCGCCGCCGTGCTGGAGCAGCATTTTGGGCAGCTTGCCCTTCTTGCCCCAGTCCTTGAGCGTCTCGCTGAAGGCACCCTTCAGAATGACGTCGCCGCCATAGTCCTCGTGCCCAAAAATCGACCCGTACCCCGAGAACGAGCCATCGGCCGAGCCGCTCGCGAACTTGACCTCGAAATCGACCTGCAGACGTGCGGCCTTGTCCTGGCTCATCAGGGCAAATCCTCTTGCGGAGTGAGATTCGGGGCCGCGGAAGCCGCCGGTGGGCGGACGATCTGGCCGTTTTTGTCGACGATCGCGCTGTTGAGCGGGGCTCGGGGTCGCGAAAGCCCCGGCAGGTACGGCATGTCCTCGAAGGCGCGCGGCTCCTCGGGAGCCATCCAACCGCTGTCGATCCCGGATTTGTAGCTCTCGAACCGGGTTTTCATGTCACCGCGGACCAATTCGTTGTCCACGAAACCGAAATAGTGGCCTTTATCCCGATCCTGTTTGGTTAGGAGCCACTTGTCACCGCTGCCCTCGAGCCGCCGGTGCCACGGACGAACCGTGTGCACGACGTGGGCAATGAACATCTGCTCCGCCGACGCGTATGTGGCGCCCTTTTCGCCCGTGTAGCCGACCATGATCGGGAGCACGCCCATAGCGCGGCAGATTTCCTCGATCTGAAAGCCGCGCGTCTGAAGATGCTGCGCGTCCACGCCGGTCATTTGCGAGGACTGCCATTTCGCGGCGCGATCGGTGATCAGCGTCCGCCCGGTTTTGGCCACCCCCTTGTAATGGGCGTCGATCCACTTGCGGTAGAACAGAAACTGCTTCTCATCGAGGTTCCCCTCGACCGAAAGCACGCCCGAAGGCCTTGCCCCGTTGCTGTGAAGGCGGGCGTGCGACTCTTCAGTGACGAGAGCCAGGCCCAGAGCCTCCCGCGCCAGCGCGATCGTCTCCAACCCCATGTACCCGTTCCAGGAGCGGCCCTTGATGTGCCAGATTGTCTCCTGCGGAAAGGTCTGCTGGGCGCCGTCGATCCCGGTTACACGGTATGAGAGCGAGTAATCCCTGTTCCGCTCGACCGCCACGTGACCGGGCTCGAGCGCAATCATCTCGACGATCTTGCCGCGGACCTTATTCAAGAACACGTAGGCGTTCTGACAAAGAGCCAGATGGAGCCCGACCTGCTCACGGAACTCGAAGCTGGTCTGAAAGTCGTTCGGGCCGGTGGAAACAAGATCCCAGAGCGGGTGCTCACGCGCTTCCTTCCGCTCTATCCGCCCTTCCACCTCGACCCGTTGATAGATCTTCCACGGGATCGAGCAGATGCCCTCTGCGATGATCGCCGCGCATCGCAACGTCGTCGTCACCTGCAGCGCGGTCTTCCATGTCACCCGCGGGCCCGACGCGCTGGCCGAGCCTCCGAAGAGATCGCGCCAAAGGTCATCGACATGGCCATAGGTGGTTCCAGCGTCAGACTTCGTCTGGCCGCCGAACAGGCTCCCCATAAAGCCGCGCATCAGAGATTCCTGGCTCCGATCAGCGCGCCGGCGACGAGCAGCAGCCCCAGGACGATCGGGCCAGCCGGCGCATAGACCTGCCATGCACCAAACGAGATCAGCCCCACGCCGCTAACGGCAGCGGCGTCACACAGGAGGGCGCGGCCGAAACCTTCGCGACGAGCTTTCGTGTCCTGGTTGCTCATTGCTATCCCATCGCATCCAGGAGCCGATCGACAGCATCTTCCGAAGCCCAGAAGGAGCGACCACTCGCTTCCGGGTTCAGCGCCATCAGCGTCACCGCGTTGAACATCGCCATGACCGGGTCGATCTTCGCGACGCCGGCAATCTGCTTCGTGACCATCAGGGCGTTGCCCTTCTGCTCGACCTTCGCGTTCCCGACGCACCAGGTCATCAGATCAGACCCGTCATGGATCAGCGTGCCCTGCGCCACGCGGCGCTCGGCCACCTTCACGGCGTTCTGCAGGCTGTAGCCCTGCCGGACCTGCATGATCTCGCCGATGTCGCCATCGACTTCGACGCTGAACCCGCGCCGCTCGAGCTCGTCGACGATGTCGTTGACGCCGGCAGGGTCGCAGCCAATCGCCGCCTTCTCCGGGAACAGTCCGGCGTCTCGCACCATCTCGACCTTGTCAGCCATCTGGGCGATGTCGAGCGCCGACTCGTCCTCGACGATCTTGAAATACTCGGTCTTGGCGAGGTCGATCAGCTTCTGCGCGATCTCCTTGCGCCGCTCCAGCACGATGCGATGACCCCAGCCGTAGCAAACGCAGAGCCACCGGCGCGTGACCTTCTCCCGGCCGATGAAGCAGAGGCCGAGCAGGTCATCCAAGCCGCCACCGTCGATCCCGACCACGACGACCTCACTCCGCTCAATCAGCGTCGCCAGGGTCAGCGTCTTGTCGGCGCGCTTGGGCCAGAACACGGCGCCGGCCCAATTGTCGGTCCGAAGCCCCTGGCCGATCTCGATGTTGAGATGCTTGGCGAGGAAGACGTTCCGAGATTCCGGCCCCTTCTCCTTCTCGACACCGAGCTTGTAGGTGATCCAATCGCACCCTGTTGCCGTTCGCCCGACAAAGGGGTTCGTGACGTAGAAATTCTCCGGCCGCTCATAAGCCATGCTGTCGATCATCGCCTGCGGGAACTCGTAGATCACCGGCAGGAATTTGCGGTCGTGGATCTCCCCATCGCGCACCCGGCGCGCATAATTGAGCTTGTCCTTGAACACCCCCGTCGGAGGCGCGTCGGCCATCGTGCTGATCGAGATCACGAAGCCTTCAGGGCGCCCGACGAGGCCGCCAGTGGCCTCCTTCAGCATCGAGTCCGCCTTGGCGCTCGTACCGAACTCCCAAAGCTCGTCGATCAGGACGAAGCCAGCCTTGTTGCCCACGACCGTGGAGCCTTCAGCCGACAGGATCCGAAGCGTCGCGCCGGTCTTCAGGTGCGTGATCGTCCGCAGATGATCCTGAATATGCAGGAAGCCCTGATCGGCGGCGTTGAGCGTTGGGTCAGCCCGCACCATATCCGCCGCCGGCTTGAAGGCATTGCCCGCCGCCTTGATCGTCGGCGCGATGATGATGAGCTCGTTCGACGCTCGCCAGTTGCGGATCAGGGCGGTGAGCATGATACCCGCCGAAATCAAACTCTTCCCGTTCTTCTTGGCCACGCAGAGGAAGAACTCATTGATCTCCCGCCGGCCGGTGCTGGCGTCGTAGGCGCCGAAGATGGCTTCGACGAAATCAAAGACCCACTGATCTCCAGCCTCGCCGAAGGTCGGCTGTCCAGGCGCTTCGACGATCCTCAGCGACTTGAACACCGCCAGCGCATCCTCAGCCTCTGCCGGGAACAGCGCGCCGACTGTGACGAGCGGCTCGCCGGCGACGATCCGGCGTTCCCAGTCCCTGCAGGCGGTGGACCAATCGAGCATCGCGGTCAGCGCGTATTGTCCACGGCCAGCCGCGGCGGGTTCGGCACGGCGTAGACGCCTTCCTTGGTGCTCTGCTCAGCGTTGGCCTGGCGCTGCTCACGCTTGCCGAGCGGCGCGGCCGGCGCGACAGGACCATCTTGAGCCGGAGCCGGCGGCCTGTAGGAATCCGCAGCGGCCGAAGCCTTCGCATTCGCCGGCGTCACGAAGCCCCATGTGAGCAGGAGCGCAGTCGCCTTGATCGCCGCGGCTTCCGTGCCGTGCTCGATGATCTTGTTCAGCCGCTCGATCGCCTTCTTGGCGCCATCGCGCGCCTCGGCGGTCAAATCAAACGCCTGCGCCTGAGAAACGACTGGGGCAGCGGCTTCTACAGCCTCCTGCACCTTCGCGACCTTCGGCTTTCGGCCAGCGCCGGGCCGAGCCCCGCCCCTGCCCACGCCCTTTGAAACCTTCGGCATTCAAAGCCCCGTCGAAATTCCGGATTCAAAGCCCAAGAAATTCTCTCCGTTCGACCCCGAGCGGTGGCGGCCCCTGTCGGCCCCAGAGATCAGACCCGCCCCCCCCTGTGGTCCGAAGCCGCGCCGAAGGGCACTAGGATCGCTTGTCGTGGCCGCTGGCTGGCATCAGGCCTTCAGCCGCTCTGTTCTGGCCCTATGGGTCTTGCGGGTATGGCAGGCAGCGCAGCGACACATGCCGTTGCTGATGTCGAGCGCCTTGTCGGGGGCGTCCTGCCGTTCCTCTATGTGATCGGCGTAGACGGTGACGCCTGCGCCGCCTCGAGGCTGGCGCGCGTCATGGTCCGGGTCTTCGCAGCGATACCCGGCGCGTTCCTTCACGGCGCGGGACCAGTCCTTATGCGCGGCCGTGCCTAGCTCTGGATCGGTGCGCTTGGCCTGGCTGGGCCATCGGGACGGCGCCTTGCCGAGGCGTGGCGGGAGGGCGCGGAGGCGTGCCATAGTCTGTTCCCGCCGGGGGCAATGCGATGGGCAAGAAGCGGAACGGGCCAACGTCAACCGAAGACGTCTTGGCATGGAGGCGTCGGCGCCAGCACGAGCTGGCCAAGGCGGCCCGGCAATCAAGTGAGCGCAGCCCGGACTGGAAGAGCAACCACGGTGAGACCGTCGCATCGGTCGAGCGGACAAGTTCCAATCGGCTGGACGTGAACAGCTACGGCGGCGGCGCCGCATCGATCCGTGACGTGGGCGTGATCAAGTGCCGCAAATGACCCTGAAACGACAAAGCCCGGCTCGCTGGCAACCGGGCTTCGCTCTGGCGGCGTCTCAACTCCGTACATCCGGGAGGAGACGATTCGCCTTGTGGAGATGGTTCTGAATCATCTTATCGAAATCGTCAACAATGATTTTTGATTTATGCTAAATCGTTGAAGATGGAGCGCGCATGAAAATGCCCGCAGGGCGAACCGTGCGGGCTCAACATTGTCAGTCGCGCGCTGCCTTTAGCCGCGCGGTTCAGGGTCTTCCACGCCGTAATCGGCGACGATCACATATCCGGATTCCGCCGCCTTGGTTTCGCCGCCGACAGTGACCTGTCGGGAGGGGAGCCAAAGGACGTTGATCGCCACGCCCTGATCGTCGCTGATCTTGTCCAGCGCCTCTTGTAGCAACTTCGGATCGTCCTCGACCGAGATCACCCTGTATCCATCGTCGTTCAT